CTGAAGTACCGCTTGTACCTGATGTACCTGAAGTACCTGCAGAACCAGCGGCACCTGCTGTTCCTGAAGAGCCGGCTGTGCCTGAGGTACCACTAGTACCTGCAGTTTGACTTATACCTGATGTACCTGTTGAACCACTAGTACCGCTTGTACCTGAGGTTGAACTTGTACCTGAATTTCCTGCATTACCTCCAGTTCCTGTTGAACCAGATGTTCCTGAAGTGCCACTAGTACCTGCTGTACCTGAAGCACTTGATGTACCTGATGTACCAATACTACCTGCAGTTCCTGATGTACCACTTGTTCCTGAAGTACCTGCTGAACTAGAAGCTCCTGAAGTACCAGTTGAACCTGAGGTTCCACTAGTACCGCTTGTACCAGCAGTTTGTGAATTACCGCTAGTACCTACTGAACCACTAGTACCTGATGTACCTGAAGTACCTGAAGTACCTGTTGAACCAGCTGCACCGCTTGTACCTACTGAACCTGCTGTACCACTTGTACCACTAGTTCCACTAGTACCTGCTGAACTTGAAGCACCTGATAATCCTGCAGTACCTGTTGATCCGCTTGTGCCTGAAGTACCTGATGTACCGGCAGTTTGACTTAATCCTGATGTACCAGTTGAACCTGAAGTACCGCTTGTACCTGAAGTTGAACTTGTACCACTATTTCCTGCGTTACCTCCTGTACCTGTGCTACCACTTGTACCTGAAGTTCCGGATGTTCCTGAAGTTTGACTTGCACCTGAGGTTCCAGCCGCACCTGATGTACCTGTAGAACCTGAAGTTCCTGAAGTACCACTAGTACCTGAAGTACCAGTAGAACTACTACCACCTGAAGTACCAACACTACCTGTTGTACCTGAAGTTCCTGAAGTTCCTGAGGTTCCTGTTGAACTACTAGCACCTGAAGTACCAATTGAACCATTTGTACCTGAAGTACCGGATGTACCACTAGTTCCTGCTGAACTAGATGCGCCTGAAGTTCCTATTGAACCATTCGTACCTGAAGTACCACTTGTACCGCTTGTGCCTGCCGAACCAGCAGCTCCTGAAGTACCTGCTGAACCGCTTGTGCCTGAAGTACCTGAAGTTCTAGATTGACCTGATGTACTAAAATCAGCGTCTCCTGAAGTACCTGAACTACCACTAGTACCGCTTGTACCTGATGTTAAAGATTGACCTGTAGTTCCTGCAGAACCTGTTGTACCACTAGTACCTGAGGTTCCACTATTTCCTGAAGTTTGTGATAAACCACTTGTACCTGTAGAACCACTTGTACCACTAGTACCTGAAGTTGAACTTGTACCTGAGTTTCCGGCATTACCTGCAGTACCTGTAGAACCTGAAGTTCCACTTGTTCCTGAGGTATTAGATTCACCTGATATACCTTTAGTACCTGTTGTACCACTTGAACCTGATGTACCTGATGTACCTGATGAGCTAGACGAACCTGAAGTTCCTGTTGAACCTGATGTACCACTAGTTCCTGAGGTGCCACTTGTACCTGCAGAACTAGCATTACCTGAAGTACCAGCTGAACCACTTGTTCCTGAAGTACCTGATGTTAAAGATTGACCTGAAGTACTAAAATCTTGATCACCGGAAGTACCAGATGAACCGGATGTTCCTGAAGTACCACTTGTTAATGAATTACCTGAAGTACCAGCATTACCTGTTGTACCTGAAGATCCGTTTGTACCAGAAGTACCGGATGTTTGACTTATACCTGATGTACCTGTAGAACCTGATGTACCTGATGTACCTGAAGTTGAACTTGTACCTGAATTTCCTGCATTTCCTCCGGTTCCTGTTGAACCTGAAGTACCGCTGGTACCTGAAGTACCAGCTGTTTGAGAAGCACCACTAGTACCAATTGAACCAGCTGTACCACTTGTGCCACTTGTACCGCTTGTTCCAGCTGAACTACTAGAACCTGATGTACCTATACTACCTGATGTACCTGAAGTGCCACTTGTGCCACTTGTTCCAGCTGAACTACTAGAACCTGAAGTTCCTATTGAACCTGAAGTTCCTGATGTTCCTGATGTTCCGCTTGTACCTGCTGAACCTGCAGCACCACTTGTTCCTAAAGAACCTGATGTACCTGAAGTACCTGAGGTTGAGCTTGTTCCTGATGAACCCTCATTTCCTGAAGTTCCTGAGCTACCACTAGTACCTGAAGTACCGGCTGTTTGAGATAAACCACTTGTACCTGTTGAACCTGATGTTCCGCTTGTACCTGAGGTTGAGCTTGTACCACTGTTACCATCGTTTCCTGCAGTACCTATAGAACCTGAAGTTCCTGATGTTCCGCTTGTTCCTGCTGTTTGAGAAGCACCACTAGTACCAATTGAACCTGATGTTCCTGAAGTGCCTGATGTACCACTTGTACCTGCTGAACTACTAGCGCCTGAAGTGCCAATTGAACCAGCTGTACCACTAGTTCCTGAAGTACCGCTTGTTCCTGCAGAACTACTAGAACCTGAAGTTCCTACTGAACCTGACGTACCTGATGTTCCACTTGAACCCGAAGTTCCTGCTGAACTTGAATTACCACTTGTTCCTATACTACCATTTGTACCACTAGTACCTGAGGTACCTGATGTACCTGCTGAATTACTAGCGCCTGAAGTACCAATTGAACCTGATGTTCCACTTGCTCCACTTACACCGTTATATCCATTTAATCCTGAAGTACCTGAAGAACCTGAAGTTCCTGAAGTACCACTTATTCCTGAAGTACCAAATGTACCATCTTCTCCTGAAGTGCCTGAAGTACCTGTTGTACCGCTTGTACCACTGGTGCCAGATGAACTTGATCCACCACTAGTACCTGAGGTACCTGTTGTGCCTGAATTACCTGAAGTTCCTGAAGTACCAGTTGAACCATCTTCACCGCTTGTACCTGAAGTACCTGTTGTGCCTGATTCGCCTGAAGTACCTGAAGTGCCAGTTGAACTTGATTCACCACTAGTACCACTTGTACCGGTTGAACCAGATTCACCTGAAGTACCTGAAGTGCCTGTGCTTCCTGAGTCTCCACTTGTGCCTGAAGAACCATTAGAACCACTTTCACCACTAGTACCACTTGTACCTGTTGAACCTGATTCACCTGAAGTACCGCTTGTACCTGCTGAACCACTATTACCTGAAGTACCTGAAGTGCCAGTTGAACCACTATTACCTGAAGTACCTGAAGTGCCAGTTGAACCGTCTTCTCCTGAAGTGCCGCTTGTACCTGAAGTGCCTGATTCTCCACTTGTACCTGAAGTGCCTGATGAATTGCTAGAACCTGATGTTCCTGTTGTACCTGAAGTACCAGCTGTTCCGCTAGTTCCTGCAGAACTAGAAGCTCCAGAAGTACCAGCTGTTCCGCTAGTTCCTGAAGTTCCATTAGTTCCTGAAGAACCGTCTTCTCCACTAGTACCTGAAGTACCTGTTGTGCCTGATGTACCTGATGTACCTGATGAGTTACTATTTCCTGAAGTACCTGAAGTACCTGTTGTGCCTGAATTGCCTGAGGTACCTGATGTACCAGTTGAACCGTCTTCTCCTGATGTTCCTGAAGTACCTGTTGTACCAGATGTACCTGAAATACCACTAGTACCTGAGGTACCTTCATTTCCTGATGTACCTGCTGTACCACTTGTACCAGCAGTACCTGAAATACCTGAAGTACCTGAGGTGTTATTTTCTCCTGAAGTTCCGGCAGTACCTGAAGTTCCGGCAGTACCTGAAATACCTGAAGTACCGTTTTCTCCTGAAGTTCCAGTAGTACCTGTTGTACCTGATGTTCCTGAAGTTCCTGAGATACCATTTCCTCCGGAAGTACCTGAGGTACCAGTTGTACCTGAAGTACCGTTTACTCCACTAGTACCTGATGTACCATCAGCTCCTGAAGTACCTGATGTACCAGCTGTACCTGATGTATTTGAAATTCCTGAGGTACCTGATGTACCAGCTGTACCTGAATTACCTGAAGTACCTGAAACTCCTGTACTACCACTAGTTCCATTAGTTCCTGAAGAACCTGAAGAACCACTATCACCACTTAATCCACTAAGTCCACTTGTACCTGTTGTACCTGAGGTTCCATTAGTACCTGATGTACCAGCTGTACCTGAAGTTTTACTTTGTCCTGAAGTACCATCTTCTCCTGAGGTTCCAGACGTACCGCTTGTACCACTTATACCTGATGTGCCTGAAGTACCAGTTGAACCGTCTTCTCCTGATGTTCCTGAAGTGCCTGTTGTGCCTGAAGTACCGCTTGTACCGGCTGTTTGACTATTTCCTGATGTGCCTGCTGTACCTGAAGTTCCATTTGTACCACTTGTACCAGATGATCCACTATCACCTGAAGTACCATCAGCTCCTGAAGTACCAGCTGTACCTGAAGTACCTGAAGTTCCTGAAATACCTGCTGTTCCTGATGAACCGGCTACACCACTAGTTCCTGAGGTTGAGTTTACATATCCTACAACACCTGTTACTGGATTGTATGTAACAACATAAGGTCCAGGTTGAACAGGTAATGATTGTAATACTATAGGTTGAGATGAACCTGAAATTACTAATGAACCAGTAATTACGGCTGAACCTGAGAATGGAAATCCTGCTGAACTTGTTACAAATACTGTAACACCATCTAAATTAAATGTAGATAGTTCAACTGATCCTGAAAAGTTTATAAACGGTACACTAGAACTAACTAATGTACCATTTTGGTAAATATCAATTGTACCCCCACTACCACCAGTAGGGTCTATATTATATACGCCAACAGGAACTTGATCTAAAAATCTTACTTGAGCCATTCTTCAGGATTTATCTTATATAAATATTGGAAAAGGATCATATTGCATTAACTTTTTTCTTAATTTCCAAAGACTTTATTGTTTCTGGAGTTGTAATAGATCCGTTGCCATTATCTTGGCCATTATATAAGGAATCCACTGAAGATGCTTCAATTGAAAATATAATTTTTGTACTATCTGTGTATTTTTTAAGAGAATTAATATCTTTTTGTAAAATTTCGGGAACAATATATCCATTTAGTCTAATATTAAAAGTACTTCTAACAATTCGTTCATCGTCCTGAGCTAACTCAGTTTGGAATCCGAATGAATCAATCATTGTTTTAAATTTATATCTTTGAGGGTCACCCCAGTATGAGTCTGAAGCGTAGTTTATGGCTTCAACAATTTTGTTAAGTTGCTCAACATAGTACGTAAATACCGCACAACTATACGTTATAGTAACATAATCAGGAATCACCGTAGCATAGAATTGTCTTTCAGGAGTCCTGTTTGTTAACACTTTAAAATTATCATATGAGTTATTAGCATCATATTTTTTCTGTGAGATACTATAGTTATGAGGATTATTAGCGTCTAATTTATTACCAATAGATCTAACTTTTTCCATTGATTCACGTTTAAACATAATCAACGGAGCCATAATATCTCCTTTCTGATCTCTGTAGTATCCATCTTTTTGGAATGATTTCCATTTTTCAGGAGAACCATAAATTACAGGAACAGGTAAACGAGCACCATTTTGTGTAACAGAAGGTTGTATTACATTTTCAAAGTAATAATACACAGCTTCATCGATATCTTTGATACCAATACTAAAAGGTTTTACGTTATCATCGCGAAATGACGTTTGTAGAGAACGATTAATCCCAGGGACATTGGGGTCGGCGAAGTTTGGATTACCCGCAGGTACATACGTTGATTTATGTTGTTCAACGCTAATTTCACGTTGGGTTTTTGGGGTTGGTTTATTTAGTCTTCCGTTACTCATTACATTCTAGATAATTGAATATTTACTTTGTCAGATGGAGTGTAGTGAGCTTCACAAATTACTGATACATTGTAACCAAATTGGCCTAAATCAGTTTCATATGGGTTATTTCCAGCACCATCTAAATAAGGATAATCAGGATCTTTACCTACGAAGAATTGACTAACATTTACATTATCTATTTCCCAATACCCTTCTTGCCACATTATTATATCTCCTACTTCAGGATGTAAATTAGCATCAACTAAATCATCTCTTAAAAATCTAAAAGTAGTAGGCCATTTAAATCCAACACCAAATTCACTTACTGGCGATGTTTGGTCTGATACTTCAATTAAAGAAAATAATAAGACTGGATCTGCAAAGTTTCTACCTTCATATGCTTCACCATACATATTTACTTTAGTTGTTGTAACATTATATTTATAAAACACTATTTGTTCAGAAATAATATTCCACATCAATTCACGATTAATGAATCGAAACATAGAAATATCTCGCATTTGTCCGTATAGTGCCATATTATCCTATAAATATTGTCATTGGTACTTGTTTAATTTCTTCAACTCTAGCAACTGATTCTGCTGCTCTTCTTTCAAGCAATGCTTGACGTGAAGTTTGATCAAAATAATCTCTTAATCTTGTAATTAAAGCTTCTTGATCTGCAATACCTTGTGTAGCTCGAGTTAAACCTAACATTTCTTTAGCTTTAGCTAAAGTATACTCAAATATCCAACTTCTACCTATTGAATTAATTTTAGCATAAGTTGGATTCATATACGGTGCATTTGATGTATTACTAATTTTATTAGTACCATCAGCAAAAGCAGCATCAATTCTATCTTGAATTTTGATAAAATCAAATATTAAATAATGCCCATATCCTAAATCATTTCCTCCATCAAAATCATCCCCAGTCATTCCAGTACCAGGAACAGGAAATACAGATATAATGTTGTTTACAATATTAAATGTATAATTTGATAATGTTACAGTATTTTGCATTTCAATAGCTTGCAAGTTTTGCATTGTAAAACTTGTAGGCATCATCAAATAATTTGCGTAACCATATCCAAATCCATAAAATCCTAAAGGAGGAACACCACCTAAACCACCTTGACCTGTCATTAAGGTTGGTGAATATAATTGATTAATTGCTGGGGGTGGTTGATAGAATACATTTTTTATTTCTATACCACCTGTAATTCCTAATTCATCAGCCCATAATGATAAATCATAATCTTGTACTCCGGGAATTAATTTAAGTTGACCTTTAAACCAAGTTACATTACCACCGGCTCCTGCTTCTTCACCATATTGTTGAGACAATCTAACAATAGTAGCCATTGTAGGAGTAAATACAGAATTATTTACATCAATTCTATCCGAAGCTCCTTCTAAAGATAAGTAATTATCTCTTAATTGGAAAGCATATAATTCATTTCCGTATACTGTTACTGCTTCTTCAAAAGCAGCGAAGAAATTTATTTCTTGTAATTCGACGTTTTCAATAGGATAACCTAAATGTAAAGCACAAAAGTTAGAAACCTTATTGGCATCTGTTTTGAATTCAGGGTCATTATCATAAAATCCAAATGGAGTAGGAGGAGGCCAACTTCCTGTTACATAGTAAGAAGAAGATACAGTAGCAAATGATGCTGAACCGGGCCAAATTGGAATTACTGTAGATGCCATAATTTATTTAAGTTGTTGCAATATAATATTCTATACTTCCACTACTACCTGATGGGGATACTTTAACTGATTTGATATCATCAAAAGATAAACCGCTAGTACTTCCAGTCATTTTACTTGTTGATAACATATATGAACTACCTGTTGTAATTAGGTAACTCATTGCCTCAGTTGAAGAAGAAATGATTAATTTAACAGGAACATTTGTTTGAGCTGTATTAGTTACTCTTATATATCTAATACTACTTGTTACAAAAGTACCTGCTCCTGGAACTGAATCCAGATTAAAAATAGTAGTAACTGAACCTGATGGGATGCTTAGAGATCGGTTATCTAAATAGTTAATACCATTGATAGTGTTAATATATGAAGCTCCTACATCTTCTCCATCAAGAGTTAGTATTTCATAAATTTGAGTAGTTAAAGTGGCCATGCTTTTTTATAATAAATATTAAAAAGCTATGGTTCCTTTCCTTACTTTTTAGCTTTTCCACTTGTTCCTGCTGAGCCGGTAGTAATTCCTATTTCAGCGGCTTCTTCATATATTTGTAACAAATCATCAACAATAGGATCTCTATGATTTTGTTTTAAAGTAATGGCACACATATTTTTTATTTTACGTGCTGCTGTATATAAAAATCTAAATCCAGAATCGCGTTTTGCTTTTAAGTCAACTTGATAATCATCACCACAAACAATCATTTTTGAACGAAGACCAATACGTGTAGCAATCATTTCCATTTGTTCATGAGTAACGTTTTGTGCCTCATCAACAATAATACAAGAATCTAAAAATGTTCTACCACGCATAAATGCTAAAGGTACAATTTCTATTTTACCATCCTCAATAAGTTTTTCTACTTTTTCTTTATCATAAAGAGAATACATATTTTGGTAAATTGGTTGTACCCAAGGATCCATTTTTTCTCTTAAATCGCCTGGGAGAAATCCAATTTCTTCTCTTGATACAGTTGGACGAGTAATTATAATTTTTTCAAAATGTCTTCTTAATAACCCATCTAATGCAATTTGACAAGCAAGTAATGTTTTTCCTGAACCTGCTCGACCAGCTAAAATAGTTAATGTATTTTTTAATATTTCGTCTTTAGCGTTTTTTTGTTCTTCGTTTAAAGGAATTTTAAATTTAATAGGGTTTTTCACTATTCTTTTTTCTCTAAATACCTCGTCGGTATGATGGTTTGATGTCATCGTCTTTTAAATTAATTTTTACTAATTTATCGAGACCTGCGTTAACATGCATTGCGTCATCTAATACAAGCTC